AAATCTGCACACTGTTCATGATTGTGATATTAGTCACACAGGGGGACTGATGCACAAACTAGGCTACGTCAATCGAGATTTGCCGTATAGAGGCCAATCGCCAACACCCAATCTGCGGGTGATGGGGATTTCGGGCACCTATCTGCAATCTGGCTACATCAGCGGCAAAGAGCAAAATTATAGGCTCACGGGCACATCATGGGTGCGTGAGGCTGAGGAGATGCTCGCCACTGATGCCAGCGTGGCAGCCAGCTGGCGCGTGCTCAAGCAGACTTTGCTCGAGGCCGCATGGCGCTGGGAGCCCGGCGATGAGAGCGATGAGCTCTCAAAGCGCCTGTGCGAGTATGCCAATGAGGCCTTTGGCTTTGACGGCTACCCGGGGCAAATCACCATCCCATGGGAGGATCAGCTCTCGTATATGTGGGAGTTCGCGCCTATAGGGTACAGGTATTTTGAGGAGCTCTACCGGGTGGCCCCCTGCGCCTCTGGGCAGATGCGCGTCTGGCTCGATAGGTTCGCAGACCGTGAGCCCTCAGCGCACCTACGCTGGGAGAGCGCAGACGGGCAGAACCTAGATGCAGTCCTGCAGGCTACCCGTGGCAATCGCCAGCCGCTGCCCATCCCAGCAGATAAATTGCTCCTGCTCACCCTCAATCAGACGGGCTCTAACTTTGAGGGGCGCGGGCTGCTGAGGCCAGCCTGGTGGTGGTGGCGTTTCAAGCAGCGCACCAGCAACCTGATTGGGGTAGGTGTCGAGCGTTGGGCAGTGGCCACCCCTCGCATCAGCGTGAATCGAGCTATGGCAGAAGAGATGGGGCTCACTGATCATGACATCGACACGATGATTGATCGAGCTGCAGCTCAGGCGCAGGCATATGTGGCGCAGGAGCAATCCTATCTAGTTGATAACCCTGTAGTTTCATTCCAGACATATGGGGAGCAGAAGCTCGACAGCACCCACGCGCTCTCCATCATCCGAGAGTGCGATAACCAGATTGCGCAGAGCTTCCTAGCTCAATTCCTACACCTAGGCATCACTGATACAGGCGCCCGCAGTGTGGGTGAGGTTCATCTCTCAGTGTTTAGGCGCAGCGCGCTCAATCTCTGCGACATGATTGCCTCTAGGGTGGGTGGGGTTGATCGTCGCGCAGCGGGCACCATTGGGCGCCTGATCAGGTGGAATTTCGGAGAGGTCAACCCAGCGCAGCTGCCAGTGCTCAAGCACTCTGGCCTAGATGCTGATGAGCTCGCAGAGAGCCTCGCCAGCCTGAGCACGCTGGTGCAGTTTGGCTTACTCACTCCAGAGGATGATCTTGAGCGCAGCATCAGGCAGCGCATTGGTGCTGGCGAGCTCCCTGAAGAGGCCTCGCGCTCATTCTACGATCGCATCAGCGCCACTGCGCCTGCAGGTGGTGGTGGGCTGGCGCTGGCAGAACGCTATCGCAAGCTCATGAAGGGGGCGGGCAAATGAGCTTCAAGCGTAAGCTGCGCCGCAGCCGCTCACGCCAGCAGGCCACAGAGCAGCTAGCAGAGCGTTATGCCCACATCGATTTCTCTCCGCCTGATGGGGTGCGTGCGGCAGCAGCTCGAGCACTAGAGGTGCGGGCTGAAAAGCCACCCTCGCAGCGGGGCATGACAGCTGTGGGCCTCGCGCGTGCGCGTGATCTATCCAATGGCAAAACCATCAGCCCCGAGACTGCCCGCAGGATGCTGGCGTATTTCACCCGGCATGAGGTGGACAAAGAGGGCTCCAGCTGGTCAGAGCAGGGCAAAGGATGGCAGGCATGGCAGGGCTGGGGTGGGGATGCTGGATTTGCATGGGCTAGGAAATTGGTGAGGCAAATGGATGCAGCAGATCAGAAGCTCGCAGAGCGCACTCCATACCGGGGCGCATTTAATGAGATCACGCTGGCTGAGCTTGATGGGCTGGTGGTGGTGGTGGATGACGGCCAAACCATGGGCCGCCCATTTGTCACCCTCAGCGCAGGCCGGGTCTCATCCCGCCTCTCTGGTGATGTGATCTGTGATGTCACCCCTGAGCACCTAGCTGAGATCAAGAGAGTTTTCGACGCTCGCCGCGCCTCTGATCCTGTGATCATTGACTGGAATCACCAGAGCGCCCCCGGAGGGCAGAGCACGCCTGAGCAGAGCGGAGCGCTGGGTGAGATCATTGAGCTGCGGCTCTCTGATGATGGGCGCCAGCTGATCGCTGTGCCGGTCTACAATCAACGGGGAGCTGAGGTGGTGGCTGCTGCTGGCGGCACCCTCTGGAGCTCCCCTGAGTTTTTCCTGGGTGATGTCTACGCCAGAGAGAGCGGTGAGCGCACTGGCTCTGCTCAGCTGTTAGCCGTCACCCTCACCCCCCGCCCACAGCAGGCAGCGTCTGCGCTCGAGCGGGTCACACTATCAGAGGAGATCAATCTGATGGATGCAGCAGAGATTGAGGCTATCGCAGACCTCGAGCAGGCTAAGGCCCTCCTGAAGCAAAAGGATGCGCTTGTGCGTGAGCTCGAGGCCCGTCTGAAGGCCACCCGTGAGGAGATGGCAGAGGATGAGGAGCAGGCAGAGGAGATGGCAGAGGCCAGCTCTGACAAAGAGGAGGAGCAGATGGGTGAGTACAAGCGCATGAGCGAGCAGCTCTCGCAGGCTAACAGCGCACAGGCTGCCCAGATTCAAGCTCTCACTGAGCAGGTTCAGGCGCTCGCAGAGAAAGAGGCCGCCACCCGCCGTGAGGCAGAGATTGGTGCCCTCCTCCGCAGCGGGCGCATCAGCCCCGCAGAGCGGGATGTAGCAGAGCACGCATGGGCGCTGGCAGAGCGCGGCGACTCCCTCTTTTGGGAGATGTTCTCACGGCGTGCCGCAGAGCACGCAGTCTCTCTCTCTGAGATCGGCCATGGCGCCAGCGGAGAGGAGATCTCCCAGGCGACGATCGCCCAGCGCGCTCAGGAGCTCGCCAGCTCTGAGAGCATTACTTTCTCTGAGGCATATGAGCGCCTCGCACGCACTGAGCCCGCTCTCATCAAGAGCGCGTTTGGAGGATTCTGATGAGCGATAACAACAGCACCATCATCTCATGCGTGGCGGCTGCCACCATCACTGCGCTGCAGGTGGTCAAGTTTGACGCCGCTGGCAAGGTCACTCCCTGCACAGTTCAGGGTGAAATCGCCTGTGGTATCGCACAGCGCCCAGCGGCAGCGGGTGAGGTGGTCGAGGTCTGCGTGCGCGGGCTCACTAAGGCGATCGCTGGGGCAGACCTCTCAGAGCAGGGTCTCCTGATGGTCAACAACGCGGGCAAGCTGATCGATTTCGCAGCAGGCGCTGGCCAATACAGCGTTGCTTCTTGGATCCCCAACATCAATCACACCACCACTGCAGACGCTCAGGAGATTTTCATTATCTTCGATGGCGCCTCTGAGCAGGGAGCATAATCGATGTCATCAGGCGGCTACAGCAGTATTCATCCAGTTAACGAGATTCTCACAGGTGTGGTCAATGAGGCGATCCCTAGCGATAGCCAGCTGATCGCAGAGCGGGCATTTGAGCCCATTGAGGTGCAGGATCGCAGCGGCACCATCCTTATCGAGGAGAGCCGCGCGTTTATGGGTGAGGCAGGCGCTGACCCCCAGCGGGCCCCGGGCGCATCACGGCAGGCGCTCTCTCACTTCACCCGCTCGAGCACTACTTACAAGTGCGAGATCTACAGTTTTGCTGACTCGATCCCAATGGAGGATATCGAGGATAGCCAGTACCCAATGGCAGAGCAGATGCGTAGCGCGCGTCGGGTCAAGCGGGCTCTCCTCCTCGCTCAAGAGCAGCGGGCAGCGTCTGTTCTCTTTGATACTGGGTCGTTTGCCAATGCCAGCCCAGCCACCAAATTCAACGCAGCAGGTGGTGAGCCCCTCACCTACCTCTCTGAGCAGATTGATGTGCTCCGGGCTGCTAACCACGGGATCATGCCTGACACCATGATCCTAGGTTATGATGTTTTCCGCGCGCTGGGCCGCAACCCTGAGATGCGTGGCTACATCACCACTGGCGCGGGTGGCGTCGCCTCTGGCAATCGCCTCCTGCAGAATGAGGTGATCATTGAGGTGCTTCGCGATCAGCTGGGCATCCAAAACATCCTCGTTGGTGCTGCTCGACGTGAGACCGCAGTGGCTGGCGCCGCCTCGAGCGAGTCGCAGATCTGGGAAGCTGAGACGATCGGCCTCTACCTCATGCGCGGTGGTGATCCGCAGGTAGGCCGCAGCGGCAATCTCAAGATCATGCCTCTCTGCGCTGTTGATCTCCGATACAAGAGCTACATTGCAGGTGAGTATGACTCCCTTGATATGGTGCGCAAGAACGTCTATGGCGAGCACGTTCAGCAGTTCAAGCTGATCGACGCCACCCGTGGGCGCCTGATCACCAACTGCCTGGCGTAAAGACTAGTGAGCTGCCCGCTGTGCTCACAGCATCACCATTTAGCTGAGTCTGATGGTGATGAGCGTGCACTGGCTGATCTGGCCTCTCAAATCAGAGAGGCCAACACAGCCAGACAGCGGGATCTGTTGAGAGCTACCCGGGCGCAGCTGCGCCTAGAGGCTAGCCTCGACAAAAAACTCAGGCGCTCTCTGCGAGCTGCAAAGAGCGCTGTGACAGATGCAGTGAGAGCTGCCGCTGATAGCGGTGATCTCCCTGCGCTGCGTGGCATGGATAGAGACACCCTGAGCCGCTGGCTGCTAGATGCAGGCCTAGGTGATCTGGTGCTCGATATTACAGAGGCAGAGCGGGACACCCTCGCCAATGTTGAGCAGCTCCTGCTGGCCTCCTCTGATGGGTTTGATGTGAACGCGCTCGAGGGGATAGGGCAGGCGCTGGCTGATGACACCATCTCTGGGATCATTGATGATGTGATCGTGCCTGATGTGCAGCGGGTGGTGCGTGATGCTCTAGCAGGTGCGCAATTCACAGCAGACCCCTCTGAGACGATCGGCTCTCTGGATGCCGCACTGCGCTCTGCAGAGGGCAGGCAGATCACAGAGGCGCGCACCCGCATCACCTCATTTGGGCGTGAGCTCACAGCTGTGGCGGCAGAGAGTGCAGGGGTTGATCACTACCTCTACACTGGCCCGCTAGATGGGATTACTAGGCCATTCTGCAGGCAGCTAGCTGGGAAGGTTTTCACAAAATCTCAGGTGCAAGATCTGCGCAATTATCAGATTGAGCCCCCGCTGGTGAGGGGTGGAGGCTATAACTGCAGGCACACTTGGGCCCCTGTATCTGAGGAGCTGATCGAGAGCGCAGGCCTCGATAGGGGCACCAATGCAGATGTGCGCAGAGCTAACCAGGCAGCAAAGGCAGCGCGATGAAGGCAACGAAGGATCTAGATTATGCCCTCTACTGGGAGGCCCCCAGCCCTCTGCAGGCTGCGCCGACTATTAGCTACACCACCCCAGCGGGCACAGTGCAGGCACCCACCAGCATGAGCGCAGTGAGGGCTGCGCGCACTGTGACAGCTCTAGGTGGGGATAGGCGCACCCTCACCCTCACTGCGGGTGATGACAGCCAATATCTCATTGGCCCCACCACTGGCAGAGCGTTTCTCATCACTGCGGGTGATGGTGTGTTTGCGGTCACAGTTGATCGCCTCGAGGGCACCACTGCGATCCTGGCTGATGTGCTCCC